AAAAAGCCAGTAGCTAAAAAGCCAGTAGCTAAAAAGAAAGCTATGGTTAAAAAAGAAGATGTGGTTGCATTTGATGTTCCAGTTGTGGATCCTATTATTCTTGATGAAGAACAGGTTATCGATGGTGCTAAAGAGAATGCTCAGATTGCTAAGGCAATGAGTGAAACAAAATCTCCAGACCTTAGTGATGAAACTATTAATCCTAATTCAGAATTAATTGAGCACATCAAAGAGATTCGTAAGAATGCTGACAGGATGCAAAAGATTATTTTAGGAAATCGAAACATTTTTAGTGCTTCTTTAAATGATTCTATGAATAACGGTAGAGCTTGGTTGGGCCAACTACTTGGTGCTATTGGAACACAGAATCCTTATAATGTTGAGGTTAAAACAGCATTTGATATTCCTGCTACTACAGATGTTGTAAAAGAAGATAAAGAGATTGCTGCTGATGTTCGTGAGTTTAGTCTTCTTGGTTCTTTAGAAGCTACATTAGAAGCACGCGAAGGAATATCTAGTATTAAAAAGTCTATATATTCTTTAATTGCTGCTTGTTATGAAAATGGTACAAACGGTTATTTTAAAGATGCAGTTAAAGTAAATGTTAGTATTACTAATGCTTGGTCACATTATTGTGAAGCACGTTTTGAATTAGGATATAAACTCGCAAAACTTAGAAAATAAATGAACAAAAATATTATATATGGTGATGAGGCTCGTAAAGGATTGCTTTCGGGTCTTGAACAAATTGAAAAAGCGGTAAAGGTTACATTGGGTCCAAGCGGATCTAATGTTCTGATTAGGGTAAAAGGTGAGGCTCGTCCTTTCTCGGTTAAGGATGGAGTAACAGTTGCTAGAGAAGTTTTCTCTGACGTACCTATTGAGATGGTTGCTATAGAATCGGTTCAGGATGTTGCCAACAAATCTGATGAACTAGCAGGAGATGGTACCACGACTGCAACAGTTTTGGCCGCAGCTATTTTCAAAGCTGGAGTTAACTTAGATAAAAACCTCAACCGCTTAGAAGTTAAAAGAGGTATTGATAAGTGTATTTCATTAATTGTAGATGCCTTAGAGTCAAAATCTATTTCGGTTAAAGATTCTCCAAAAATGTTAAAGCAAGTTGCTTTGATATCTTCTAATAACGATGAGGAAATTGCAGATTTAGTTATTCAAGCTTACGAAGCTGCTGGAAAGCAAGGTATCGTAAACATCAAACGATCTAGAACATATGAAACGTATTTGACTACAATTCAAGGAATGAACTTACCAATGGGGTTAGCTTCTCCTTACTTTATGACAGACATGAAGAACGAGACTTGTGAGTTTGACGAAACCTATGTGTATCTTAGTAATGAGCCTCTTACAGATGTAAGTGAGAACTTCAATCATTTGTTAGAAACTGTTAATGAAGAAACGGCTAATTTACTTATTGTAGTTCCTAAAATCGATGATGTTGTATTGTCAATGTTAGTTACTAATGTCGCAAAGGCAAACTTTAAAGTATGCGTGTGTGTAGCTCCAGACTTCGGTGATGAGCAAATGCATACTCTTAGAGATATAGGTTCTGCCCTTGGCAAAGCTCCGTTTCTTAAAGAAGAAGGTGTTCAGTTTAATAGTCTTGCTAAAGAGGATGTAATGGCTTCTTTACCAAAAGCAAAAGGCATTAGTGTTGGTTTACAATATACTTCCATTAAAGGCGTAGCTGGAACAAAAGAATACAGAGCGAAGGTTCGTAAGCAAATGGAAGAAAGAGCAGATTCTTTACGAGAAAAAATAAAAACTGTAACAACTCCTTATGAGAAAAACATATTACATATGCGTATCTCTAGGCTTACTGATGGTGTAGCTTATATAAATCTTGGTGCTTATTCAGACACAGAGTTTCTAGAAAAGCAGCATAGGATTAACGATGCTTTGCACGCGACTAAGAACGCTGTTCAGGAAGGTATTATTCCCGGTGGTGGAACGGCTTTGCTATCATTAAGCAAGATGGAAATTGAAACAAGAAACAATAATCCATCTTTACAGGCTGGTATTGATATTGTGATGGAAGCTATTAAATCTCCATTTAATCAGATAATAAGTAATGTAGGAGTTGAAGAAATAGATTTAGAAGATTTTGACAATTGTCAAAATAATTGGGAACATGGTTATGATGCTAGAGCTGGTGTCTTTGTTGAGAGTATGATTAAACAAGGAATTATAGATCCAGTAAAGGTTACGCGAGTAGCTTTGCAAAACGCAGGTTCTATTTCTGGAATGCTATTGACAACAGAGTGTGTAATAATTGACCCATCGGTTTACAGTAAAACTACGAGTCCTAATCCAATGTTCGGATGATAAGTAGCTACGCAAAAGAAGAGGACTTGCAAACAGAGGAAGTTGCAAGTTCTCAAATTAAAGAGATTGGACATACTGCTTCAGGAAAAGCAATATATATTAGATTTGGTAATGGAAGTATTTATAGATACAGTCCATCAACTCAAGAAGATTATGATAATTTCTCTGAATCCGAAAGTAAAGGAAAGCATTTTCATAGTGTTATAAAAAGAAGTATTAACGCAACAAAAATTCACAATGGCTAAAAAAATAACAGAAATACCAACATCCGTATTATTAAATTACCAACAGTTACTTGAGTTTACAAGTAGATCACTATATGGTTTATTTCAAGAAGCTGAAACATTAGCAAAGACTGGCGAGGTAAGTCCGGGATATGTAAGTAAGATTGAAAAAGAATTTCACTTTAAGCTTGGAAAGAATAATGAAGCCAGCGCATCGATTGATAAAGAAATTTGCAAACGTGTAAGAGGACAATTCGGAAAAGATGTAACTTTGTCTGATGATATGGCTAGGATCTCAGAAGCTTTTGAGCAAGAAAGAGACAGGATGTTTAAGCTTAAAGAAAAAAAGGACTTAAAACCTTCTATAAAATCTAAGCCTAAATCTAATTTTAAAATTGTAAAAGACGATTAATGATTTCATTTAAACACACAGGATTTATAATAGAAAATGTTTCTGATATTGAAAGGCTTTTTCCTCAAGATTTAGAAACTTTACTTAAAAGTGAAATGAAAGGAGATTTAATTTTTATCATTCCTTCTAAGTTCAAAAGCAATAAAAACAAGACTATTTATAAAATAGGTTGGCTTGTGGAGTTTTTAAAATTTATATATCCTGAAAAAAAAATTGCTGATTTCTGTGAAATAATAAATGAAAGATACCAAGTCTTTTTAGATCGTCGTGCAATAGAAAGAAAAATGAAAGAGTATGCCAGTAATGATATATTCAAATGAAAAACAGGGGATCCAAATGGTTCCCTTATTTTTTTATAAATTTGACAAATGTATTTAGTATCCATAAACCCAAAGACCGGTCTTTTAGAGCTTGGAGAAAACAATGATGGTTTACTTGCTATTAAAGAATTTCGTGTTATATTAGACATTGAAGAATTAGGTCTTCAGTGCTTAACTGCGATTGCTCTCGTAGCTGACTATCAATCTCCGAAGAGATTCTATAACATGAAGGACAGACCTAGAGCTGCAATGGAAGAGGTTACTGGCGAGCGTGACAAGTTTATTTGGAAAAGAAAGGAGATTCAGGACGCGTTGATTAAATACGATGCTTTGCAATACGACCCAACTCTTGAGGAAGGTAAGATACATTACCAAAGGAAAGTGAATAAGCTTAGGGAGTTTAGTGAGTCTGAGAAAATGTATGGCAAAGGCCATAAAGGTCCTAATGGGGAAGAACTTACATTTAGAAATCCTGCAACCGTAGCTAAAGAGCTTCGTGATATAAATGCAGATATAAAATATTTTGAAGAACAAGTACAAGGAAAAGATATTTATGAGAAGTCACCAGTTAAGCAAGGATATACTTTGTCTAGATTGGAACAGCTTGTAGATAAGAAGAATTCTTTTTATCAGAAAGTCAGATGAGAAATTCGCGTTTTATCAGTTTTCTGTGCAGGGGCATCGGTGGGAGACTGCTGGTGTCTTTGTTTTTTTAGTGTCACTATATGGAAGTAAATATAGATTGGAATAAATTTGATAGTACTCTTTATCGGCCATTAGTCGAAATGCCAATACCAGATTTTAATCCTGGTACTTTAGCATATGATGATTTTTGGGATGAACAGGATAATCGCTGTCTTAATGGATATAAGCCTTCGAGGTTTATGCCATCGATATCCAATGAGCATTACTTCTATTTGAACATGTGTAAAATTGAGCTTCTTAAAAAAGGAGCTACAAGAAAGTCCTATGATTACCCATTTTATCGGGAGTTAGATCGTAGGCTTTTTGATGAAATAAAAGGAGCTAAAAGACACAAGCATGGTCTTATTGTTGGAAAGCCTCGTAGGGTAGGATTGTCTTGGGTAGGTGCTACAACATCAACCTATGAGTTGTTATTTTACAAAAACGGTAAGATTGGTGTAGCAGCTGGGCAAGATGATAAAGCTCAAGATTTCTATGAGAAAGTAAAAGCGCTTCTAGATAATGTACGTCCAGAGTATGCTTCAGGTATCATTACTAAAAATAGTGAGGAAATAAAACTAGGATATAAGTACATTGATAACAAGCAACCAAAGGAAGGTGGTTTGCTATCTCAAATGTTTATGAAAACGATGTATGCCAAGCCAACAGGGTTTGAGGGTAAATCGTTAGCATTAGTAATTTTTGAAGAGGCTGGTTTATTCGCGGATATAGTAGCAGCTTTCAAATCTACCGAACCTTGTTTCAAAGATGGTTCAAATCAGTTTGGAACTCCAATCGTTTATGGTACCGGTGGTGATATCGAGAAAGGATCTAAAGGTTACAAGAAAATGTGGTACGCTGATAAGGATGTGTACAATCTTAAAAAAGTATTTATTTCTGCGACTGACTTTTACCCTGGTGATGGTATTCCAGATAAAGAAACTAAGAAAACAATTTCATTCTTTGATTTCAGAACAGGACGTACCAATCATAAAGCTGCAAGAATACATATTGAGGCAGAGCGTGAAGCAAAAAAGAATTCAGAAGGCTTCGTAAAACATATTCAGTCATACCCACTTAAAGAGTCTGAAATCTTTATTAAAAACTCAGGAGGTTTATTAAACCGTCAGAAGTTAAATGCGCAACGTAACAATTTAGAAAACTGTCCTTACCTAATTCAAACAGGTAGATTAGAGTGGACCACTAAAGACCCAACAACACTTAGGCTTATTGCTCGAGCAAAAAACATAAAGGAAGAAGATAAAATTCATTTCCAAAGAGGTTCTAAGATTAAATTTATTGAAGATGAAGAACTTGGTACTATTAAAAAACTTCTGGACCCAGTTGACCAGAAAAAGGTTGCGTACAATCCTGATATTATCGGTTGTGATAGTTATGATGATGAGGTTGCAGAAGGTACTGGTTCATTAGGAGCTACTATCGTATATCGTTGTTTTCATGGGGTTACTCATCCTTACAATATGCCTATCGCGTATGTAATGGATAGGGGTACTTCTGATAATGATGATGAATTCTATTCTAACACATTAAGACTTGCTATCTATTATGATTCAGAGGTATTGTTAGAATGGACTAAGATTTTAATTAAAACTCATTTCGAAGATGTCGGAGCTTTACAGCATTTAAAAGGTCGGCCGGACTTAAGTGGTGAGGGCTATAATTCAAAAGCAGTAAACCAGTATGGATTTAAAATGTCTAACCAACATGCTTTTAAAATAATTGTAAGATTACTAAAGAAAGAGGTTAATGAGAATTTCAACAACATATGGTTTGAAGAAATACTAGACCACTTGATTGATTTTGGTGATGCCAATGCCGATTTAGCTTCAGCTTACGGAATGGTTCTTATTTCTAGACTTGATAGTTTTGGAGATTTAACCGATGGTATTGATGAAGATACTCAGTATGAAGGTGATATTTTAGATAACATGGGGCATTGGGTTATTGAAGATGGTATTCGTATCTTTAAGACCTACGCTGAAACTCAGGACTATGATGATGGGTTTGATCAAGAGAAGATTAATGTATGGAATCCAGAGTACGACCTCAGCGGAGAAGATAAGAAAAGCTACGAACAGGCTAAAGTAAGTTCTATAAATAAGATTAAAAAAGAACGTGAAGATATCCTTAAAAAGTACGGAAATGACCCAATGGCTTTTGTACTTGAACAGCATCACAATAAATTGAATGAAAATTAATACCTTTATAAAAAATATATTATGAGTGTTTTAGGAATTCCAGACCAGACGATACCAGAATCGTTAAAGGACAAGCAGTGGCATGTAAACCACAATCTTGCTCACTCTGCTTTTACATTAAGCACTAATTACGACGACCAAAGAAAATATATTTTAAAGATGTTTCGCGGTTATAATGCCGAACTTGGCCCTGCAGAAACTAAATTAGCACAAGCAATTACTTGTCCAAATGGATATGATTTAGGTATTGAGTATATAGTTTACCCTCTTATTCAATCAAAAATAGAACAAGCGATCGGTGATTTTATTCGTAGACCTATAAAAAGTAGAGCCTACGCAATGGACAAATCTTCTAAGAATGCTAAGTTTCAGAAGAAACTTGAAATGCTCGGTGAAGAAATTATGAGAGACATAGCCGAACAGTTAAATCCTGATTTGGGTTATACTCCGGAAACTCCATTAAAAGATTTAGATCTTCCTGAAGATGTAGAAGAATTCTTTTCACAAGACTTCAAATCTGTAGCTGAAACAGTAGCTAACGATTTAATAGATTTATTCTTAGATGTACGTGGAGAAAAGAAAAAACTTAAAGGTATGTTTAGAAATTACCTTATTTCTGATAGAGGACACGCTGTATTAGATAAAGCTAAAGGACATACGACAATGTACGGCACACATCCTTTAGATTGTGACTATGATTTAGATCCTTATAAAGTTGTTCAAGACGACCATGAGTTCTTTTATCAAAGTTGGTGGCTTACTCAGAATGAAATTTACAATACATTTCCAGAACTTGACAAAGGGCAAAAAGAGTCTATAAATATCATGTTCACGAATATGACATCTTTAAGCACTAGCTCTCATGACTCGGAGCAACTATCATCTTCAATGAAATATGATGGTTGGTATAAGACTGACAACAAAGTGAATCGCATTCGTTTAAGTAAATGTATGTGGAAGTCTCAAAAGACAGTTAACATTAAGGTTAATGAAAATAAGGAAGGTCAGAAATTTCATAAAAAATTAAAAGAAGGAGATAGAATTAGAAAAACTGATACTATCAAAAAATACATTGGTGAAGTTCCTAGACATTGTATTATGTTGGGCCCAGAGATTGTATTAGAGTGGGGGGTAATGGAACAGAGACTATCAAGGAAAGATGCTCCTTGGGCATGTACACTGCCTGTTATTTCTATTGTAAGAGATAATGACAGTGGTACATCTCAAGTTAAATCAATGGCTTCTAAATTATATCAGCTTCAAGAACTAGCTTCGGAAACGTTATTTGAAATTCGTCTTGCTCTTAAGAAAGTTGGTAATTCAAAAGTTCTTTTATACGATACTGCCCAAACACCAAAAGCATTTACTAAAGGTGGTTATGAAAATGGTCTTAACAGAGTAATGCACCATGTTAAGAAGGATCAGTTTCTTATGTTTAATTCTAAAGACAAAGGAGCAAAACAAAACTTCAATCAATTCACAAGTTTAGACCTCAGTCAAAAAGGAGTTATTCAAGATTTATTTAATGGTCTTGCTATTATAGAAGACTTAGCTGCTAAGTTCACTGGGTTTACACCAGAGAGGGAAGGTAACATTGGTCAATACCAAACAGCGACAGGAACCGACAAAGCTATTAGAGCTTCGGCTGCGCGTACTGAAGTGTTCTATACACCATTCGATGAGTTTGTCCAGGCTATTTTAAGCAAGGCTATCATGAAAATGAAATTTGATTATGAAGAAGGTGAAGTGTTGCAGTATGTAGTTGGAGAGTTTAAAACAAAATTCTTAAAATTATTTAAAGAGTTTTTCCTTGCTGACATGGGTATATATCTAGGTGATGCAAGAAAAGACCAAGAAATGAGCGATATCATAGATAGAGCTGCTGAGGTTGCATTAGGTAATAGCTCGGCGCCAGAAATGGCTTTAGGTCTTATTGAAGTATTTGAGGGAGATAGCGCAAATGAAAAGAAAGCTGTTTTCCAAAGAATGGTTAATTCTATGGCTAAACTTAGAGAGGAACAAGCTAAGGCAGATGCAGAACAAGCACAAGCTGCTATGGAAGCAGAAGCCAAAAGCAAGGAAGATGATAGAACTCTTACTAGGGATGGTTATCAAAAAGACAAAGATGTGGCATACATTTATAAAGATGGTAAAGCGCAAGATGGTCTTCAGAAAAATCAATCTCAAGAACGTCAAACAGCAGCAAAGCTTGATGTTGATTTAGAAAAATCTAGAGAGCAGAGTAGGCAAAAAGAATCAGTAAAATAATTTTTTATAAATTTGTTAAAACTAAACTATGAATAAGCAAGGCACAGAAAACCTAGATTTCCAAGAAGACATGTTTCCCAAAAGCGATGCAAATGAGTTATTTGAATTTGACCAAGACGACTTGGACGATAAAGATGATACTTTTGATCCAGAAGATTACGATGGTGTAGTTTTAGATAAAGACCCATTGTTAGTTGCTGCTGAAGAAGCTAAAGAAAATGAAGAAGAAGAGGAAGAGCAAACTGGGTTAAACTTTGAAGATAAAGGAGAAGAAGATAAAGGAGGAGACTTTGATATTGAAGCTTTGAATAAAAAAATGGATACTAACTTCGAGAATGAAGCTGAGTTTAAATCATTTTTAGATGGAAAAAAAGAAGAAGAAGAAAAAGAAACTAATGAGAAAATTCTAGAAGATGCTGAACTTACCCTTGACTTTTATGAGCCTTTATTAAAGTTAGAGGACGAAGCTCTTATGACTAAGCAGTTTGAAATGATTGCTATCAACAATAAGCAAAATCTGAATGACGAAGATGTAAAAATTGATATTGAAGAGCAAGTTCAAGATTTAATAGATTCAAGAACACTAAGCCTTCAAGCTGCTAAATTAAGAGGTGAGATAGAAAACTTAAAAGTAAATCCAGCTATAGAGGCAAAGCGTGGGGTTGTCTCTCAACGTGAAGCTGCTGCGGCGGTATTAGAAAAAACAGAAAAAGAAGAATTACAAAATGTATTTGCCAAGATATCTAAACAACAAAGTTTTTTTGGGGTTAATCTTGACAACAAAAAAATAGTCGATACGTACAAGGATGTACAGTCGGGTAAGTTTATCGATGAGTTGAAAGCCGATAAAGAAGCTTTAGCTGAGCTCGCCCTGTTCCGAATATACAAAGAGGAAATCTTTAAATCTTCGACAGGGATGAAGTATGAGGATGGTATTAAGGCCATGTTGGACGAATTCAAAAACAACAAGGATTCTAAGCCAATTCCCGGAACTAGTAGTAGACGAAGTTCCCCAGCAAGCAGCGCTTCAACACAAGATGGACTAATTGCAGATGTGCTTTATAACGCACCTGTGAAAAGAGAAGAGTAAACATGAACAATGTTCTAGTTATTTTTCAAAATTATGTATCCTTTTGCAAAGTGGCCAAGGGCAATTAAGTAGGAGGTTTTTAAAACAAATTATTAATTTTAAAAATCTATTTTAACATGGGAGTTTTATTAAGAGGGAGCCAAGAAAGGTTTAATCCCCAAATTCACACAGAAGCAAATTCATTAACAACGTTGATGAAGAAAGACTTCGCAGTCAAAAGAAAGACTTTTGACTTATTTACAAAATACAACAAGTTTCAATCTTGGATGTATTACTCTGGTCGTGTAAACCAAGGTATCAAAAAAGGAAAGCTTAAGGCTGCCTCTAATGATATCAATGACAATGCATATCGTGTTAATTACGAAGGTATGGACATCTTACCTGCATATTCATTTGGTCAAGCACAAATAGGTACTCTTTTTGATGCCGCCAATCCAAACCCTGATATGACGGGTAATGGATTTACAAATACTGGAACTGTCAATGCTGGTTTTACCAATGTTGCAACAGACACGTTAATTTCATTTTCGGTAACTCACGATCCGACTTCTGAAATTTATGGTGACAAATTCAATCCTAACGACAAAATTGTTTTAGACAATGGTTTAGGTGTGAACGTTATCATAGTTTCACCAGGTCGTAGAGCTTCTACAAATGACCATTATGTGTATGATGGAAAAACCATTGGACCTGCTGCTTTGTTTAGCACAAGTCATTTGGCTGATGGGAATGTTCTTACTGAAGCTGGTTCTGCTTTCGGAGAAGGTTCATTGAAAGGTTCACAAAGAACCAACCGTAACAAGTGGAGAATTAACTATTCTTTTATTACTCGTTACAGTTTGACAATGACTGGTTCTGCTAAAAAGCAAAAAATCGCTTACATCTATAACTCTGACAAGAGAGATAGTAAGATGTGGGAATTTGATGAGGTTCTTCGTGGGGAAAGCGTTTTCCGTATGATGAATGAATTAGCGTTACGTTATTCACGTATCTCTATGGATCCATCAACTCACGCATGGTTTGAAAACTATGGAACAAATGCACTTACTGTAAGTGGGTTCCAAGCTGAGTCAGGTATCGAAGCTCCGGTTATCGGTAATGGTTGGATTCCAGAAATCGAAGATAATGCGACTTTCGATTACAATCCAAACAACGGTTTATCGCATACGATTATTGAAGCGATTACTAATGTACTTGCAACTCGTTCTCCAAAAGGGAATAGAGGTAATGTATTCTTAGGAGTTACTGACCGTATCGGTTGTACTGCTTTTGATTATGGAATGAAGCAATTGATGCAGTTTGATTTGAACACTGCAACTTCGGGGGCTTCAAACATTGTTTACAATGTTGCTTCTGGAGAGAAAATGACTCTTGGATTCGAAGTTACTATTTACAAGTATCTTGGTAACGAATTCGTAATCATTGAAGACGAGTTATTAAACCACCCGGGATTATTCCCAGTGAATGGTGGATTGGTAGGAACAGGTCACATTTATATTCTGAACGCAACAGATATCGATGGTGTACCGAATTTTGAGGTGCTTTCTCGTTCAGGTCGTAATATGATCAGAAAGAACGTAGATGGAATGCATTCTTTTGATCCAAGTTCTGACCAAGGTAATACAGCTGCAAGTGGATTTGACGGATGTCAAACACACATGCTTTCTGAGTTAATGGCTGTTCTTTATGATGTTCGCTCATGCGGAATTCTTAAAGCTACAACTCCTTTTACAGGAGGTGCTTTAACTGGAACTGCTATTGCAGATGCGGGAGCGAATACGTTCACGTTCTAGTAGTATTGAGTATTAACATTACCCCCTTCTCACGAGGGGGGTTTTTAAACTATAAATAATGAATGCACAGAAAAATGTAGTAAAGTTAGACAGACCAGAACAGTTAATGACCGAAGAGGCTATTAATGGAACTTGGAAACTAGTTTACAAAACAACAAACAATCTTGGAGTCGCTGGATTTTCAGGAAGATTTTTATCTTCTTATCCAGATGCGATAACAGGTCAAGACCGACATCTTGAAAATAGAAACGGTCAATTCGTTCCTGGTTATTTTATTCAAAAAATAGTCACAATGTTGCATCCCACAACTAACAGGGAGCATCGTAAAGTCATTGACTGGCTTGTTGGCCACCCTGAAGTTGGTGTAGAAGTATCTCAAACAAAATTATCTGCAAGATACATTGAGGACAAAAGAAGTAATCCAAGAATTAAATTAGTTAATTTGGATTTCGAAGAAATAGAAGATTTAGAACAAGAAGATTTTATCGATAAGCTTATTGGTCTTTTATCATTAGATACTGGAGCAAAATCTGTTGGATTAAAAAAGCTTCGTTACGTGTTAGCCCAGCTTAACATGACTTATCGAGAAGCTAAGTATTTAACTCAACCGGTTATTGAAAAGCAAAAGCTAAGAAAGACTCTTAAAACATTTGTTAGATCTTCACTTGCTAATGCTCAAAAGGTTGAATTGATTTTAGATAACCTTGATGCAGCACAGTTTGAATTTGAATTAAAGGAAATGCTTCGCGTGGGAGTTTTAGATATCAGTAATGGTATGTATCTTTACCTTGGTAATCCTTTAGGAATGTCTAAAGAGAGTGTTAGAGATTATTTCGGTAACAATCCAGACTTAAAAGTAGAGCTTACTGAAAAGCTTTACAATGAGTTGAAAAAAGAGTAAATAATTTAAAAGGACTGATAATGGCAAGTATTATATATACTGTATCTGAAGTAAAGAATAAAATCAATCAGTTCGCTGACAAACTAGGCTCTGATTATTTTACATTGCCAGTCCTTTTAAATAAATTTGAAACCTCAGCTTGGGATTTCATAGGAGAGAAGTTAAAGTTAATTGAAACAACTCAAACTATAACAGACGATATAAGACCCTTAATAGTTACTAGGAATCTTGCTGTCTTAGATGAGTCGGTAGTAGATGCAGTTCCTACCGGTGTTATTATTAAACCAAGATATTTATCTGCTGAGCCGTCAGACTACCACAGGACAGTTGCTTATGATGTTTATTATAATGATGGAACAAAAGCTCTTAGAGCAGATAAGATTGCGCAATCAGAATACAGAGTAGCGCTTAGAAACCCAAATAAATCTGCTAATAAGCAATACCCTCTTATACTTCAAGAGGCAAGTCAATTTCAAATAGACTGCGGCGAAGCTGTTGCTAGTACGTTTAGATTGACATATTGTAAAAAACCAACCTTCGGAACAACTAGTACTCCAGATGGAAGAATAATAAACTTGCCAGATGATGCTATTGAAAAAATACTACTTGATGTTGTAACCTCTTTATTTGTCAATACAGGTGACGAGAGAAGTAAATCAAGTTATGAAGTAGAAGAATCTTTTAGAAAAATATTTAGATAATGCAGACCGAACTACACATAATCAATACAATTTGGGATACTGTAAGAGCTGGCTTAAAAAACCAAGACGATCCTATCAATGAAAGATTAATGCGTGCTTATCTAGCTTCTCATAGAGGTAGAATATTAAATGAGCATTATGTAAATGCTAGGCAATTGCCAGATGAGGTTTTTCAGAACTTTGGTGCCGTAGGTCCAAATCAAGGAGATGTAACATTCTCATTAACAAGAAACCAATGGATTGCCACTAGCGCAATACCTACGGTAATTAGATTTAAAGAAAATTTTGGCTTCATGGCTGAAAAAGAACATTATATAGTTTCTTTCTTAAATTCTGAAGAATTTAGAAATAACAAGTATGACCGTTATGGTAAATTTCATCCATCTATACAATACATTGGAAGAGAAATGATTTTATATACAGGCATACAGCAAACTGGAAATCCACTAGGAGATCTACCTTCTGTTTTAAACAATGCTGTTGCTGCCATAGCAACAGAGGCTTTGGGTAATAAAATAACAATTAAAATGAGAGGTGTGTTAGTCAATCCAGATGATGATGCTCTTTATGACTTCAATACTTCGGCTTATCCATTTCCTAATGAACTTTTAGACAAATTAATTAATTCAGTAACGGCTAGAGATTTCAATGTTTTTTTAAGAACAAAATCTGATGAGGTAGGTGACGGTCGTGATAACCCTGGTCAATATCAAAATGGAAAAGAGCTCGACTAATAAGGTTTTAAACATAAAAGATTTTCACAAAACTTTTGAGAAAAGAAAGTTGAAATACCCTCCGGGGTATTTTGCTGTTAGTAAGAAAACCAAATTAAAAAGAAAAACCTTAGTACCGTTTACCTTATTTAAAACAATCATTAAGCAGTATTTGAAATTTTATTTTTTTGATTTCTACAGTAGTAAGTTTCCAATTTATTTCCCTCTTGGTGGTTGGATGAAAAAAGTTCTTTTTAGACCATTTATTAATTTACAAAAAAGAGGAAACCAAGATGCTCAGGTCGTTCGTTCAGATGGTTCAATAGGTTGGTTTTGGTACCTTCGTCCGTCAAGACATGTATTTTATATGGTAGATATACACAAGCTAACTGGAAGTACCAATCAAATACCGCTTATGGAAGCTTCTTGGCTTGCTGCAAATGATAAAGATATATTACCTATCTTTACCAATGAAACGCGGAAATTTCGTCATAAAAATATGTTTTTTATATGTACTCTAACTTAGTACCATTCGAAACCATTGTCGAGCGCGTTAAAGATAGCACCGGTATAACTAACCTTCGCAATCATTATCCAAAACTTCGACGAATGATATTCCAAGTCGAAAAAGATTTAGGATATGGTGGAACCGCAATACTCAAAAGAATTACTTACAAAGTCCTTAACGACAGTATTAAAACTGATGCGCCTTTAGGGAATACTATTATCGTAGACGATACGCTAGGAACAACTCAATATAGAGCCAAGCTACCCGTAGATATTCTTTATCTTGAAGAAGTCGGTATGTGTAATGAAGGGCTTTGTCCAGGAGACTATACGGTACAAGGTAATTATATTTTCATATGTAAACCTATTGAAGAGTTTAGCCTTATTTATTGGACTTTAATTCTAGACAATGAGGGTAATCCTGTAACTACAGAGAATCATACTGAAGCAGTTGTTGCTGGATTAACCTATATGCTATATCGTCCTAAGATATGGAATGGAAAAGAAGGCTCTTTAAATGTTTACAGAGAGTTTGAAAGGTTTTATCACGATAGGCTTGCCGAGGCAAGAGGTGACGACATGTGGCCGTCTACAGAATTAGAGTGGAATAAGATAGCTGATTTGTGGAAAATGAGTTATAGAGATATATTGATTTACAGTGATGATAGGGGAAAATGTTTCTGTTCTATTCCAGAACACATAAATCCTTCTATACCATCAACAGTCGTTGATGTTGATGTTTATTATTGGCAATATGATGAATTGTTTTCAGATATTTCAAACGCGCCATCAATAGATCAAGCGTTTCTAAACAATCAATCTCAAGTACCAATAGCTAATCTTGAACTAGGTCAAATAATTCCATACGTAAACGTAGGGCGAGTAGCTTTTGGAATTACAAACGTTGCAGAAGATGTATATAGAATCATGGATTCTTTAGGAGCTGATATTACAGATGTTGTATTTGATAAATATTACAATCCTACTTTAGAGTTACAGATTTATATATCTAAAGTTCATTATATTGAAGGTGAAATCTATTATAAATTTATCTAAGAATTATGCCATTTATAGACTTAACAACTGGAATACGGCCGATAACACAAACTCCGTTAAATCCAAAAGAACATTTTCAAACACTTCAAGAAATACAAGACCTTAGTGGAACTGAAAGTTCTGATTTTTATACCTTCTATGAAGGTATGATCGCTTATGTTGCTAATAATGAATATGCATATATTTGGAGAGAAAGAAAAGTGTCAGAGACAGGAATTTCTGTTATGGCTCAAGATTATACTTATCCTAGTACACCTATTGTTGATGGTATAGATTATAGTGGTAGATCGTTTAATTTCTTTGTTTATAGTGTAAAATCTTTTGTAGACTTACATGATGTTTTAGATAGTACATATTATGGCAAAGAGGGCTACGCCCCTATAGTAACTGCAAATCCTCTTTTAGAAGGTGATTATTATCTTCAACTTAAAAAAGCATTAACCCTAGCTGATATTTACAGAGCTAATGCACCTATTGATTTTGGAGTATCTTGGGTTTCTGGATTTGTATATGACGTCTTTTGTTCTAAGTATATTATAAATCAGTTAGATTACAATTTATTTGCATCAAAAAGAATCACACTTACTAATGGAGACGTTACATTTAATAGAATTGACCTCATTATACTTCGATTAGATTTAAACCTGAGTAATCCTATAATTACAGTTCGTGAAGGAGACCCGTCTGGAGATCCTGTTGAGCCAACTATAGATTTAACCAGGGAAGTTATTCTTTCAAGAAGAACCGTACTAGCTAATGCTGTTGTAGACCCAACAGCAACTATTGACCTTGTTTTTGATGAAAATATTGAATGGACAGGAACAAGTTCAGCTGGAATAAACTTTAATGACGTTTCAATAGCTCCATTTACTGGAACTAAAAGCGTAAATATACCCGAAACATTAGCAAATACTTTTCCTAGAACAATATTTTGGGATAGAGGTTCACTAACTACTTATGTTAGAGAAAACAATTTTATATTTAGTATTATAAATAATGTTACTAGTTTCAGAGATACAGTATTTGAGTTTAAACTTACTAACAGTGTTAGTGGGGCTAATTTCATTAAAACTGTATCTTTATTTGAAATGCAGAGTTATGGTTTTATTATCCAAAGCACAGACTGGCATGTAATCAATATACCACTTTCATTATTTGTTGTTGATAATTCAGGAGAAACACAATACGATGGAATTTCTATATCCTTTACAAACAACAATGATATTAATATTGATAGAGTAAACATACAAGGTGGCGTACCTGTAGTTACATCTCCGGATATCTTTGTAAAAGAAGTTTTACCTGGTAGTGGAATATCTATTGATTCAACAGATCCAGAAAGACCTATTGTTTCTGTAATAGAACCTCTTGAAAGAAAAACAAATGACTCTTTTACTGGAGATAGATTAAAGCCAGTCAAAACAGACTTACATGGGTTTATGGTTGAAAAAGACACTAATGGATATGTTGGGTATGATGTTGCAAATGGAAATGAAGGAGCTTCTGCTATAGCAGGATTTAAAGCTAGGTTAAGTAGCCCAGAGCTTTACGCAACTCCTTATATTGGAATGTTTGTATTTTCAAAAACTAATGCTCAAGCAAATCTAAGAGAGAAAACTACTGTTCAATCTTATGGAGATAGATTCGATACTGTTGGTCAAAATGGAGATTATAAAATTTTGATTGGAAACTCATTAGGTGATCTTAATATATTTAATGAGGCATTTCAAGTTCAAGGAGTTACAGGTACCATAACAGCAGATATGATGACTACAGCTGTTTTAAACGCAGCTTCAGGAAAAGAACTTACAACTGTTGAGTGGATTCTCTCTAAGTTGTTGCCAATGACTTTTAGTAATCAAATTATTTGTAATCAAGCAAATATAGCAACTACACTAGGTGCTACAATAGACTCTACGAAGGAATATTTTCTTGATGGTGTAATAGATTTGGGAGCAGTATCAATAGAAGTTCCTGCTGGAGGGATGAATATTAAAGGATATGATTTTAATATAAGTGGACTAACATCTTCAGAAGCAGCTTATACTATGTTTACAAGTCCTATCGGAGGTTCTGGTGATATTCTTTGGAAAGATTTTAAAATAGAAGTTACTGGTGCAGGCTCACAGGTTTTAGATATTGTAAGTGATACTGGGAATGAAGCATTTGAAATAGATAGAATAAATTTTAATAATTGTACTTCATTAGGTGAAATTGATAACTACAGACAAGGGTTAGAAACAGGAACAGGTAGATTTGGTGGTACTCCAAATTTGATTTTATCAGGTGTTTGGTCAGGTGGCTTTTTTATAGATGCTTCAATAGTTAGGGGTTTAACAGACGGAGCTTATGCACTATATGAAGCAGGAACAGGATTTACAATGGCATCAAGGTTTAGGTCTAATCAGAATGTAGACTTAAATGCTACAGTTGCTTTATTAGACTTTGCCCCAGCTAATTTTACAAATCCTAGTACATTGCAATTAGATAAATGTTTAGTAACTCGAAATGGTGTTATAAATGCTGGTGATGCAACATTAATCCCTAATATATCACAAACTAATCTTGAAAGTATATGGCAAGGTAATGTAGGAATACAAAACACTTTTGTAGGAGGTAGTCTAAGCTTAACAGTAGAAGTGGAAAGCGTCATAACTACTCCAGGAGTATTTGTAGATTTACTTGGAACTTTTGTAGATTCAGATTTACAACATTTTGATGTTCCCTTAAATGGACAACTTAGACACTTAGGGAATTCACCAAGAGAGTTTAAGGTTATATTTGAAGGAATATTAGTTTCTACTTCTGGAGATGAATTAGATTTAAAAGTAGTTGTATGGGATGATTCAGCAAGCGGATTTGTAGATTATAAAATTACAAGAAGAGTGGTTAATAATTTGCAAGGCGGTAGAGATGTGGCTTTTTATACGATAATAACAAATATCATTTTAGATAAAAATGACTATGTTAAGCTACAAGTAGCAAACGTAGCAGCCACTAATAATATAACTGCTGAATTAAATTCAGATATTACAGTAGAAGAAAGATAATAGTGATCAAATCAATATAACAATATAATGGCAATTACTCATTTCGAAATATTAGAGTTACCAGATGAAAACATTGTTATCAGTGAAATTTCAGCAACTCCTTTGTTGATTGACACTCGTTATCCTATAACAGACCAGAGTAATGTTAATTTTAAAAGAATAGCATTGTTAGATGAATTCTATGTAAAAGCACCTTTTAAATGGAGAGCTATTAACGATGTTTCTGAAACGATTGGATCCGAAACCGTTTCTTACCTAGAATGGAAGTCTATAATCGAAGATAGTCCTGAATCTGTATCAGTTGTTAAAACAGTTTTAAATTCATTTACAGAGAGCCTCCTTGATGCTTTTCCTATAAACGGAACTGTGGAGGTTATCGAGATAGTTTCACTGTCAGGCGTTCCCTCATTAGTTTTTAATGGTTCAAATGTTTATGTTGGACAAATTATAAATGTTCAATATTTATTTTATGCAATCTATACAGTTGGAGCAACTGGAGGTGGACTACCATATTTTAGTATGACTTATAAAGTTGGACAGTTTAATGCAATAGAGCCAGCTATATATACTTACGAGCTTAATGTCGATTCCTTAGCTGAAATTGCAGCTGATGGTGTGGAGTTTGTAACAGAGTATTCAGACACTTTTGATGATGGTGGTATCCCTACGGTTTACCCAGTAAAAAATCAAAGTTTATTTATTGATATTACAAAAGGATCTTCTCTTGGAATATCGAATATTGACGTTGTTATTTTATCTCCGTATCTTGCGTTAAATGTTTGGAATAATATTATTGTAAATATAAATGGCGATGAAACACTATATACAGTTGACGGAACTTTTAACCTCAACGCAAAATTAGATGTCAACGGAAATGCTAAAATTAAAATAAGCAATATAATTGTGGTGGATGCACCAGGAGCAAAGACAGGTCAAATAGACGTGAATCTTATAAGCATAGACGGTAATCCAGCATTAGTTAGTGCAACAAACACAGTTCAATTAATAACAAATCTTTAAATTATGTCACAAGTAGTATCAATCACAAAGCCGGGAGCTACCGTTATAAAAACGTGGAATACCGCTGATCCAACAAAAAAAGAGGTATATGTCTACAATGATGGGGCTCAAATAACATATAATTCCAATAGAGAAGGAACGTTTAATATTGAACCACCTTCTAAATCTAATCCTGTATTATCAATAGCTTTCGCAGACTTAGATAATAATTATGGAACAGCCAATGCTGAAGCTTTCGTAGATTACTGTGCTTCTAATGGTTTTTTTCTTGAGGCCTCGGGAGGTAACGGGGCTAGTACTACTAATGTTCCTGTTAGTTCAATAGGAGTTGAAATTGACTTTAATGATGCTACTAAAACAGAGAAGGCAAAAACAATTATAGCCTTAAATGCTTTACCCTCTACTCCCCTAACTGTGGGTGCTGTAGCAATCTTTGTAACTACTCGAATTGTATTAGCTAATGGAGAAGGTATAGAATTAACAGGGCAACCCGACTATGCTATTGTAAGAACTCTTTATACTCTAACAAAACCGTATGTAAATATAGGTTCTGGAACAGTATTAACCGAAGTAGATGTCCAATATTTTAATACGATTGACTCTCGTAATGTTGCACCCACTGAGTTTGATCTTGGAGATATAGGAGCAGCAGATGTCTGGGATTTTGTTACTGCCAATGGTCCTTACAGTACTCCTAATAGTGCAACAGTTATTTTCAGAGCTATTCAAAATGGTACTGAAACTCTTTGGTTGTACTTAGGTCAAGGAGAGGAGATAGGTACAGGATTTGCA